GGCGGCGGGGCAAGCTCGGTCGGGATCAGGTCGGTCGGGCCGGAATGAAACCCCGGTTTTGTTACAGGCGGCGCCTCGGCGAGTTGGCGCAGACTTCGCATGATGTCGACGTTCGGGTCGGTCGGGCCGGAATGAAACCCCGGTTTTGTTACAGGCGGCGCCTCGGCGAGTTGGCGCAGACTTCGCATGATGTCGACGTTCGGGTCGGTCGGGTAGCGCGCGGCCGGTGCCGGAGCGCCCTCGATTTCGACCACCTCGGGGCGAGACACAAAAGTGCCCGTCCCGCCGGGCTGAGGCTCAATCGGCGCCACGACAGGAGTGGGATCGAAGGGCTGTTGACCGGGCGGGACGGGCTCCCCTGTCACCGGGTCGAATGCCACGCCGAGGTCTTCGCGCAGCTTGTCGAGGTCTAGTTTGGGCCGGTTGCGCGGTTGGTTGATGGCCGTGCCCGCAGCCTGGAGGGGCGCCATAACGGTCGACGCAGCGAGAGCGGCCCTTTGCTCGCGCATAGCCTCTGAGTTCATCAACCCTCGCAAGCGCGAGGTCAGGTCATCGGTTCTCACGTCCCGAAACGTCGGGTCGTCCCTAAGCGTCGGGTCGTCCCTAAGCGTCGGGTCGTCCCTAAGCGTCGGGTCGCCACCCTGCCCGTAGTACTCGGACAAGGTTCGGTCTCGCTCCGGCGCGCCAGGGTCGGGCCGGCCGGCGATGACATCGAGAGGGCCTTGCGTGGCCTGGGCAACCTGCTCGCCAAGGTAGTCAGCGGCGAGGCCCTTGGCGAGGCGCTTCAAGTAGCCGCCGGCCGCCGTGTCGAACAGGAATTTCTGCGGTCCGTATTCAGTCGCCAACTCTATGAGGCCTTCGGCAAGAGCGGTCTGGCCGGCTTCCGATGGCGTCTTCCTTTCCGACCGCTCCTCACCGTACTTCGAGGCTGCGGTCGTGGCGCCGATAGAACCCGCCCCTACACCGGCCGCGAGTCTTCCAGCTTCCTGCGCCGACATGCCGGCAGCCTTGGCGCGAGACACCGCGCCGATGCCGGGCAGAAGCGAGAGCACCATCGGCACAGCGCTCTGTGCGACCACCTGAGCACCCTCTTGGAGGAAAGAGGGGTTGCCGCTCGTTTCAGCGCGCGCTTGCTCAAGGTTGCGTTCACCGGACTCGTAAATTCCGGCCCCCAACTCGTCCAGGGCGTCCGCTATTCGACGCACTGGGCGTGCGTAGGGGTTAGCACTGGGGGCCAACGCGCGTGCAACAGAAGCGATTGCACGAGCCCCGCCGCCCACCATCTGCTGCCCGCCTGCGAGGGCGTGCCGGCCTAAGTGCAGGTCATCCCATTCCGTTTGCGGGGCTGGCGTAAAGCGCACCCGAGGCCTCGCCGCCGGCAGGGCGGCGTCCGGGGGCTGGGGCATGTCACTCGCTGGCGTAAAACGAACCGCCATGATCAGATCCTTCTGTACCCCTCTTGCATGGCGGCAGGCAGGTCTTCGGCGGGGATGAAGCCCCTCGTGCCATCCGGCGCGATAACTTCGATTTGTTCAAATTGCGGCGCGCCGCCGCGAGCGCCTTTCTGCGAGTACAGACGCTTGCCGTAATCGGTCATTTCGATACCGCGACTCGACACATTTGCGACTTCTTGCATGCCGCCGGGGGCGCCCCAGTCGACTATCTTGACGCGCATGCTCGCCGGGTCGTTGATCTTCTCCAAGGAACCGTAAGCCAGTCCGTGCGCAATTGCCGGTGGCATTCCCTGCTCGATGTGGGCGGCGTAAGTTTTTTGCTTGTCAGAAAGATTGTTGCTGCCGGGTGCATACGGCGCGCGGAACAACTCCTGTGGCGACTGCCGCATCAGGGCGCCATCAAGCTTCGTGATGATGGCGTTGTCGCCCTCCCCTTTCAGGGTTGGGATGGTTTGCCACACGGGCGGGGCGTTGGGGTCGGGAGTCTCTATTACGGAATACCCTGGCGGCACAGTCATAGACCCAGCGGCGCGCGCGAGCGCGTCGTTTCTGCGGGCCGATGCAGCGTTGTTGTAGGCCGCAGCGTTGCGTTCGTTGGCGAGCGCGATACTGGACCCTGATGGCGTTACTTGGCCGGTCTCTTGGTTGCCCGTGCCGTATTCTCCGAAGGTGTGAGGGTGGTACTGCCCAACGCCCAGAACGGAATTGATGCGATTCATGAGCGAGACATCGCCACTGTGCGCGGCCTGCATGGCGGCATCGGTGCGGGCCTCCTTGTTCAGGTCAGCGTGCCCTAGCGTGAGGTCACGCAGGTTCGGATTCGCGCTCGCTCGGAATATGGTCGCCCAAGCTTCCGGGTCGGCGCCGATTTGCCCGCTGAAATGTGCCAGAGCGGCCGGCAAGCCGCCTCGCGCGGCGAGTTCGTCTTCGGCAAGTGCCGCCTGGGCGTCCGACCCACGGGCGCTAGCTGCCGATGAATCGAGGTACGCCAAGTCGCGCATGGCGTCCATTGACGTAGACCCGCCAGGGGAATTGAGCGCCTGCATCATCGACATGATGCCCGGCCGGGCACCCTGGTAAGCTCTGAATCTCATCGCGGATGCTCCCGGTAGTCGGTCAGACCATTCTCAAGTTATTCGCACGAAAGGAGGCGTGTATATACGGAAAAAATCTCTGCCGCGTGCTGGCGTGAAACGAACCGCTTTTTTACCTGTGCCAGCCGCGACTCCGGGCGGAATCTGAGGCTCTTCGGGCGGGGGCATGTCGCTCGGGCGCAGGCGCAAGAGCCCGGCGAGAAGCTCGGCGTAAGGGTCTTGCGTGCCCGCCATCATGCCGCCCATCGATAACAGGTCGCCGGCAGCGGTCAAACCAGGGCTCGGCTGCACTTCGCCCAAACGCAGTTCTTCTGCTCCGAGCGCGCCACGCAAGTCGGCGTTCGTGCGCTCGCGGTCGAGAGCGTGGTCGATGTTCGAGCGCCCTTCCTCGAAGGCCAGTTCAGCCGGCGCCGAGGCGCGCCCCATCAGGCGCGCGAGACGCACCGCGTACTCGGCTTCGTCGGCTTGCCGCGCCGCCTGCCCGGCGGTGAAGTTCTCGCTGGCGCGCCCACTGTACTGTGCGCCGATGGGAACGCTCGGCGGCGCGAGCACGTCCCGCGTGAGCGAGCCCGTGCGCCGCTCTGCGGCCTGTTCGTATGCTGGCATCCGCAACTCGGGACGGTACTGCTGGACACTGTCCTCGAGGTTCGCGATGTTCTTGCGCAGAGCTTCCGTGTTCAGTTCACCCATGCGCCCCAGGATGCGACCGCGCCGCTTCTCGGCTTTGTTCTCCGCGTGCTGTTTGAGCAGATAGCCGCCGCCCATCATGAGCGCGGGATGGAGCAGATTCATCAGGCTCATGAGTAAATCCTCCCACTGTCGCTGCTCGCGGCGCCGGGCGCCGTGCCGCCGCCTCGCAGCGCGTTGTAAGCCGCCACGCCGCGCGCCGCGTCGCGCGCACGATTGCGTTGGTTGTACAAGTACGAAGCGCCGTAGAAAATGTCACCGAGGTTCTGGCCGCGCGCCGCGTCCGAGAGTTGCTGCGTTTGAAGCCTCGCGTTGTTGATTGCGTGCCCGGTCGCTTGCGAAGCGTCCATGCCACCGAGGATGTCGCGCTGCGCGTTGACGCGCGCGATTTCGTCCGCCTGCCGCGCGCCGAGCACCACCTCGTCAGCGAGCCTCCCGGCGTTCAGTCTGCCCTCGTTGTACAAGCGATTCAGGTCGGCGTTCGCCTCGATTTGCGGCGACCCTCCTAAGTGCCCGCGCCGCGCAAGCTCGAACTTCGTTTCTCGGGCCTCGTCCTTCATGCGCTCGTTGAGATTGTGCATCTGTAATCTGTAGATGTCATTGCGCAGACCACCGTAATAGTCGTCGTTGAGGCCGGAGAAGGCGCGGTTGACGTTCCTTTGCCCCGTGCCGCGAAGCTCGCGGTTGATGGCATCCGCACTGTACGCGGCGTCACCGATGGGCGTACCACCCGCGCCGCCGAGCGCGGGGGCCAGGGCGGCGGCGCCGACCAAGTACGGCAGGGCGCGGCCGGCGAACCCTCCCGCTGCGCCACTCGCTGCGCCTCCCGCTGCGCCACTCGCTGCGCCACTCGCTGCGCCAGCGGCCTGATTTAGCGCGCCGACACCTTGCTCAAGGCCCTCCCATCCTGGCCTGATCGCGCCGGGCGCTATCGATGACCCCTCTCCGGTCAGGGTGGCTATCGGATGCCGAATGAAGTTACCAGCGCTATTGACCAGGTTCGACGCGTAGTTCCCTATGCCGCCAGCGTTCGCGATCTGAGTGCCACTGTAGTACCCGCCGGCAGCGCCGAGCAAGGCGCCGAGCGCGCCGCCGCCGTGGCGGCTGCCGATATACCCGCCGGACGCGGCGCCGAGGTAAGGGCCGATGGTAGGAATCGCCGAGAGCGCGATCGGAGCCGCGACCGAAGCGATGCGCTCTAACAGGCCTATATCCTTGTGTTGCATGCGGCGAGCGTTTTCCGCCAGTCCCAGGTCATAACCCCGAACTGCCAAGGTCGGATTCAGGCGCGGGTCAATGACGCCCGTCTCGCCCCATTGCCGCAACAGTTGCCATTGCAAGTCGTTCGGGTTCCCGCCCCTGCTCCTGACCTGTTCGGGCGATGCCCACCGCATCATCTTTTCGAACGTGACCTTTGACCCGCCTCGCTTGTCTCCACGACCCTGCCAGAGCTTGGTCATCCAGTCGAACACGTTGTCTTCGTTGACACCGTAATTCGCTGCCGCGACGCCGGGTTGTCCGAGCGGCAGGTCGCCCACGGAGTACCCTAGCCGGCCCGCATTGTCAGGATTGATCGCCATCACGCGACTCCCAATTGCTGGTAATAGACGATGATTCGCGAGAGCGAAAAACGCTCGTTGGCTTGATGAGTTATCTTCGGCGCGATCGCCGTGGCGCACACCTCTACCGGCAGAAGAGCGCCCGGCAAGGTCACATCATCGGCCGTTATCGGACCAGTTTCGAAGATGTTTTGTGCATCATCCATCCACAGGATATTCACAGATACCGTGCCCTCGCCAACGATGTCGATGCCCTGGAACAGTTTCATGGCGCCGGGTGTTTTGCAGTCCACGAACGGGAACTCGACGATGACCTGGGGCGAGATGTACTCAGCAGTGTCGGGTCCAGTGTCGGGGTTGTAGTCCTGGTGGTTGTCGCGGTCGGCGTACACGACAGTGTCCCCGTAACGGGCATACAAAAGCCCCTGCTTGACTGTCAGCGCTGATAGCCCGGTCGCGCCTGTCGAGTACAGGTACTGCGACCACGCCGCCACCCTCGAGATGCGCGAATGAGTGAACACCCACGCGTTCTCAGCGTCTATGCACACGTACTGCCCATAAGCCGACACCCACTTCGCTTGCGGTGGTTGCGCGACGGAAGCGCGCGCCAGGAACAGCTTGTCGATCGGGCTGCCCACATCGGAATCTTGGGTGGTGACGGCCTCCTCGTTCAGCGCCACGGAGCGAAACCCGAACGCGGACTGATAGAACGTGTCCTGCGCAACCGGCGCTATGCTCTTGTGGTAAGGCGTGCCGCTCTGCGTCGCGCGGGTCTGAAGCACGCACTTCGACGGGTCCGGGTCAAGCGACCAGATTTGCGCGGAATCCTCGAAAAATACCACGAGTTGATTGTTGAACAGGCCCAGCCCGGTCGGGTTCCCGGCGCCGTCCTGGTTGGCCGTCACAGCCAAGAATCCCGCTTGCGTCGAGGTCGACCAGTCGCGCGCCGCGCCCGTCGCCGAGCAGCGCAAGTCTTCGCCGTCGAGCGCCCATATCTTGCTCGCGGCGATGACAACCTCTTTCGAGTGCGGGCAGTTCGTGTCCGTCACCGCGTAAGAGCGGCATGTCCAAGTGATGCCGGAATCGACCACAGTCGAGCCAACGGTGGTCGGCCACGTCGGCTCTACGCCGCCCGCGCTGCCGGCGTCAGCCGTGACCTCGTAACGGAATCCGTTCGGTGTCGTCGGGCGGCGGAAATTCCCGATACTGTAATTCGTCGCCGCGACCCACGCTCCAGGGTCATCCAGGTAATGGTGGTACACACTGCCGTCGTCGTACTCGATGACGCAGTAGAGATAGCCGAAGAACGCGGAAGCGAAGTGGCACTTCGACGCGCTGCGCGCGCTGCTCGTCCGGTGCGGAACTGGCCGGGATGTGAAAAGAGGGTTGGAGTGCCCGACGAAAGGGTGGGTTGCGGTGAACGTGTTCAGAACTGACAGTGCCCATTCGAGCCCGACCGTTCCGGTTTCTAGGGTATATAGATGTTTCCAGCACGCGCGCTTTTCGATCTCCATGCCGTGGTTGACGTGCGCGTTCTGAAGCTGGCGCATCGCATCCGCGCCGGCCGTGTGACGCCCCTTGCGCACGTCGAGCCCCGACCGAAAGCTCTCGAAAGCGATCTGCTTGATCACCTCAAATGTCCCGGCCAACGAGCAGCGGCTTGGGAAATAACTCGCCCTTGTCGTCACCCGGCCTGTACACGCGCTTGTTGCGCGCACGTCCCTTCTGACGCTCAAGCAGAGCGCTGAACGCTTCGAGGTGCATGCCAGCATCGGCGTGCCCGTAGTGCGCCTTGGCGGCCGCGAGCGCGAACTGGAAAATCAGGTCGCCGTCGATCGTCGATTCGTCGCTATTCTTAGCGAACGCGCCGAGCAGCGTCTGCCCACAGACCGCGTAGTTGTACTCCTGGTCAGTCTCAGGGTAGAACTCGATTTGCAGAGAGCCGCTCGAGATGTTCGTGTCCCAACGCACGGGGACGCCTGGGGAGTCGGACGTGGTGTACATCTGCGGGGAGACACCGCGCTCGAGTGGGTCGGACCAGACGCCGGAGAATTCGACCGACACGTACTCGATGCGCGTCGGCTCGATGTTCGCCGGGAAATCGACATTGGTCTGCGACGCGCCGATGCTATCGACCACGCGCGCGCGCAGGTAAGACCAGTCGTGCTCCCAGTAGAGTTGGTATTGGCAGTCGTGCAGGATGGCGTTCAGGTTCGCCACGAGCGGCCCGGTGTTGACGCCCTGAGCACCAAAACCGAGCCGCGCCGCGAGGCTGTTCCGCAAGTCCTGCAGTGTGCGGTTACTTGGCATTCTTCACCGTTGGCTGTTCGTGCTCTTCGTACACGCCGCCGCAGGCTGCGATCAGATCGCGCTCGGACGGATACGCCACGTCAGCCGAGTATTCGGGTTTCGTCGGGTGCATGCCGTAGCACCCACGCAACCGCTGCATTTCATCGCCCGCCCGAACCGGCGCCGGTACGACATGCCCATCGCCATCGGCCCGAACCGGATATAGCGGCACGAACACGAACGCCGGCACGGGGCGGTTCTCTTTCGCCGCTTTGAACATTTCGGCCCTGCCGCGCGCCAGGGTGTCCGGGTCGCCGATCAGAATGCCGTAGTCGAGCGGGTCTTTCGCGATGGTCACGTTGCCCTCGCCATGCACCTCGGCGAGGATGTCCACCTCGTGCTCGAACACGGTCGAAGGGATTTCCTCGGCCATGTCGCGGCGAACCAGGACGAGCACGCGCCGTGGCAGTATCTCCGCTTCTCGCATGTCCTTGCGCGTGGCGAGGCGGGGTCGCGCGCCAATTTGCGCTTGGGTGTTCATTCAGTACCTCCTTTGATTGAGACGCCTGCCGAGCGGCGACGCCAAAACGCCGTCGCTCGGCAGAGCAAGAGAGAACGAGGCTCAGGTATCAATCGACACCCATCACTCCGTTCTGATTGCCACGGTTCATCGTGAGCGCTCCGCGCCACGTCAGCGCGAAGTAATGCTCGTAACGGTCGTATGGCCGTGGCGGCTTGCGGTTCTTCATGTCCTGGCCTTTCATCGGACGAAGCCTGATGTTGTCGCCGATGGACAGGAAATAGCACCGCTTTTCCCACGTCGGAGAGCCGCCGAATTCGGAATCCAACTCGCTGAACTCCGGCGCCCAGTCCATCTCAACGCCGTGGAACGTGATCATATCGGTGCCGGTCTGCACGCGGCTGAAGCCGACCTGTCCGAAGTCCATGCGCCCGTAGCTCTTCAGCATGTGGGCGCGAAATTCGTCGAGGTAGGTCGACCCGACGATGATCTTGTTCGGGCGCCCGCCGTTGCGGCGGCAATTGCGCCAGACGAGTTCCATCTGGTCGAGGATGTTGCCGGTGGTTGTCGTGTTGTCCAGGTTCAGAGACGCATGGTTGCGCCAGTACGCGTTGCCGGCGGTGGCGCGATTGATGCCGCCTACCGTGCCGGTTGTGGGCGTCGTCGACACGAGGAAGTCGAGCCCCGCGATGGCTTCCGATGACTGCGCGCCGTTCAAATGGGCGTGCTTCGAGAAGCGCTCCTCCCATCCCAGGCGGAGCGATTCGGTCTGCTCCATCATGATGTTGGTCAGAATCTCGAACTCGGCGCGCGACGCCTGCCCGCCCGGACCGTTGTCGTCGACCGCGATGCCGTGCTGCACGAGACGGTCTTCGTCGAGACCGAATCCGTCGTGTGCCGAGCGCCACGGGTACTGCGCCTGCGCCAGGGTTTGTTTGCGATTGTAGGTGACCTGCTGGGCACCGTTGAACCACATGAAGTTCGAGTTGTAGGTGTAGCGAAGCTGCTCGACGATGTACTGCTTCGCGGCCGGGACGGTCTTTTTGGCCGCCTGGAGCGCTGAGAGCAGAATGCGATCGACCGCGATTTGATCGACCGGCTTGTTCTTCACGTAGTGGTCGAGGACCGCCAAGCCGGCGTCCGCGATTTCCTGGTCATTGAAAGGCATGGACGTTCTCCTGTTGCCAAATGGATACGCTTGGTTGCGTTCTGGCGAAGAACGTACTGCCTCACGGGCACGAGCCCGGCCGGCTTAACGCTGCCGGCGGCGGCGGTGGCGAGCCGCTTGCCTACCTAAAAATAACCGGCCGCGCGCATTGCAACGTCAGTCGGGTCGGCATCCTTCGACATGCCGCGACCACCGGGGCCTCCGGGCCGAAGCGGCCTGAGCGTGCCTGGGTCGCGGCGCTCGGGCGCCGACTGAATGGAATCGTAGAGCGAACGCACGACGAAAATCCACTGCTCGGGTGGAACCGCGCGCAGGGACGCTATCGTCTCGGGCTTTTCAAGCCACGCCGCGACGATCGGTTCCTTCGCCGCGTAGTTGATGTCATTCTTCTCGACCTCTGATAGCCACGCCCTGACCGATTCGAGGCCGTTCGCGCGCACTTGCGCGGCCTGCTGTTCGACGGCGTGCCGCTGAGCGTCTTGATGCTGCGCGTTCGCCGCGTGCTGGTGAGCTTGCGCGGCGCGACGATGGCGCGCCAGTTCGAGCGCGGCGTTCTCGCTCATCTCCATTTCATCGACTTGGCGGCGCAGGTCAGGGAAGTCACCGAGCACGTCGACGCCGTCGAGCGGCTGGCCGAGCGCGCGCGCGAGAGCGGTGCGCTCGTTCTCGATCCAAGCGAGCGCCTGCTCCAGGTTTCCCGAGTTCACGGCCTTGATGTAACCGAGGTGCCCGGCGAGCACCTGCGCGTTCGCGCCGGCATCCTTGAGCGTGGACTCCCACGCGCCGATGCGCTCGGCGCTCGCCTTGGCGGATTCGCGCATCTGCGCGAGCTCCGTGTCGATCGAGCGCGCGTGGTCGGAGAGGGCCTTGTACTGCTTGCGGTACTCGCCGCTCGCGCCGTGCGGAATGCGGTACAGGTCGTCGGTCGTCTTGTCGGCGGCCGGCTTGCCTACATCGGAGCGTGCTATATCCGTCGTCTGGTCCGGTTTCCTTTCTTCGTCGGTGGTTTTTGACACCGCTTTCATTGCGGCCTCGACCGCCGCCGTTTCTTCCGCCGCCTGCTTTTCGTCTGCGCTCAGGTCATCGGCCGCGTTGGCATTGTCTAAATCGGCAGCGCCGCCATCCGCCACCGCCGGTAGCTGATCGCCGCCGCTTGGGCCATCAAATACGTCTTCGCCAGCCATTGGAAACCTCCTTAATCACACGCCTCGAATAGCAAAAACATCGTCAAGAGTTTCGCTTCCTCTGCCAAAAGAGCATCGGTCGCAGCGCGCGCTGATTGCTCAATTGACGATATATAGCCTACGTTATACGTCTCCGGCACGTCTGTTTCTGTGGAGCCTGTGCCCGGCTGGGCTGGATAGTTGGTGCCATCAGGCGCGATCAGCATATAGACATCGATGCGTGAACGCGAACGCAACGCCCAATTCGTTGAAGATGATGAAACGGATCTTGCACGTCGAGACAAAATGTCGGAATTGCAACGTGGAAACGTGGCAACGAACTCACTTTTTCCCATATTCCCACGTTTTCGTTACCACGTTCCCACGTTAGGGCCGCCGGCCACGGCGAGATCCGACCCCATCTTGTGGCGGGTTTTGAGTAAGACGCTGGAAGCGGTTCAACGAATTCGCTCAAAGGCCAAGCTCGGCCTGCAACTGCCGCTCCGGCGGACACCACTCCCCGTCAAGCATCTGGCGCACCGCCTCGCAGAGTCTTCGACTGAACTCCACGGGTACAGCGTTGCCGATCTGCCGGTGCTTGGCGAGCACGTCACCGCTGACAACCTCATCGAGAATCTTCCCGAACGCTACCCATTACGTGCTCTTGCAACGATGCCTATCTTGACCCGGTCAATGCCATTCGCCTTGTGCCTCGGTTCCATCGTCGACGCCTTGGTGTCAAGCGCAGTGCGCGCAGTAGACGACATCAAATCAAATGCAACCATCGCATCGAGCATCGGCCCCGTATCCGGGTCGCCCAGGTCGAGACCTTCGCCGCGATCCAGCACGCGCAGCGCCGCCGCCGCGAGACCGCGCTTGTTGATCGTCGTGTTGGGGATAGAAATGGCTACGTTGCCAGCATCCGCCTTGGCTATTTCCCACGGCACGATCAAATCGTAGGTCGCGCACACTGCCAGCAATGCGCCGTGTGATACATGCCCTAGCACTGGTATTTCCTGCCGTAGCCAGTCGAGCACTTCCTGATCCGAGCGCGCCGCATTCGCTGGATCAGAGTCGATCAAGGTTCTCAAATCCATCACTGGACCCGTAGTTGGTGAGCATGACGATGACGTAGAGAGTGACTGCTGTCATCACACTACCCCCGCGAAGAATGCATGGTCTCCGATACAAGCGACTGGCGTCTTGCCTACTGCCCATGCAGGTGGAGTTTTCATAACCTTGGTCGAATAGTAGTGACACGACCCACCTGTTGGATCCATCGAGCGCGGATCGCTCATCGCGCGCAGCAACGCAATCGCGCAGCGCTGGCCAAGCGTATCGAGCGGGACGACGAGCGCCTGCTTGAAATTCGGGTCGTTCTCACGCCAGCCACTGAACTGCAACCAGTCCAGGCACACCTGCCCGATGGTCGCCCAACGGTCGTTCGCTTTGCGTTCGAGACGGTTGCGCAACACCCAGGCCACTGCGTACATGCCTTTGTCGCCCTGGTCGCGCGCTTCCATCCAGACAGTGCGCCAGCCAGTGTCGAAATCCCCTGGCGTCAGTATCACGGCCTGTCCTCCTTCGCGCATATCGCATTCCAACTCGCGTTCAGTTCTGCGAGCTTGAGCTTATCCTCGCGCACCAGCGTGCTCTCTCGGCTCATGTACACGGGCGTCGTCATGAACAGGCACTCGCGCGCCACGACCTGCACGCGCTTCGCGGTCGCGCTGCGATAAGACCAGTACGCCGAGACCGCGCTCGCCGCCCCCGAGGCTATCTCCGGCACGGCCGCGCAACTCGCAGCGGCCATCACGATGCAGGCTGCGAGAGCGCGTGCCATGTCAGGCTCCGCATGATGCGTTCGCATGCCCAGCACTCGACGCCGCGATTCGTCAACCTGAACGCGTTCGACTCGCAGTGCCCGCACATGAGTTCCGTGCTCTTGCCGTGCAACGGGATGACGTTACTCGTTTTTGCTTCTCGGTCCATACACCATGTCGTCCAGCTCGTCGTCGCTCATGCCGCCAACTGTCTTGCGGATTTGCTCGACTTTGTCTTTGATGCGCGCGACCTCAGCGTCGGTCTCGTACTGAATGCGCGCGCGTTCCCAACGCATGCCGACGTACACGAGCAACGCCACGCCGGCTGCGGCGAGCAGACCGACGAGCGCCTCCAACATCACGACGCGGCTTTGTCCAACTTGTGGCCGATGCCCACGACCGCGAGCCCGGCGAGCATAGTCTGCATGCCGGCCTCGACACTCGTGCCGGCCTCCGGCTTCGCGAACGCGAGTACGATTTGTGACGCGCCGAGCAGGATGGTGCCGACGCCAGCGAGCAGAGTCTTCCAGCCTTTCATACGCCTTTCTCCTTTCTTCGATCAACTTCAACAGGGATGTCAACCTTGCGCCGATCCAGAACTACAGTCGCTTCGTCGACCAGAGCAGTAAGTTTTTCCATGACCGCTGCTGTAGCAGCAATGTTGTCGTCAAGAACTCTTACTGCTACTGTTGTCGATTTGAACATAACTGCTCTCATGTTTTGGTCTTCAAGTTCTCGATAACACGCGTCAACTGTTCAAGCTGCGAGGTGAGCAGCACCTTAAGCTTTGTGTCTTCGATGAATGCTGTCATAACCTGATTGCGTAGATCGCGCGCGTCCTTGTAGAAAACGATAGCTGCGATAAGGCCGATGCCAGCCGGTCCGAGCGTCTTTGCGATTTCTGCGAATAACGATTCCATCACGCACCACACATGCTCTCGGCGGATGCGTAGTCTCCGCCAGCCAAGATGTAGTTGTACGCGCGGTTGAGCGCAATCGTGTCACCTTGCTCAACGATGTAATCGCGAACGGCCGCGTCAGGCCGTGCCTGCATGAACTGCTCTACTTCGGATACTGCTGACGCGAATCGTTCACACGAGACCACGGTCGTGCCGAGAGACGCGAGTAACGCGAGCGCGATCAATGCGCGGTCTCCGACAAGCGGCGCGCGGCATCGCGCAGTGATTGCTGGTCGCCTGAAGCGATGGCTTCCGACACGATAGCGATGCGCTCATTGCGCGCGCGCTCTGAATCCTCGATGCTGCCGCGCATGGCGTCGATCTGACCAAACATCGCCTGCACCAATTCAGCAACGGGCGAAACGGCCTCGCTCTCCTGTTCTTCCCGCTCGGCGGCGCTCTGCTCGACCGCTTTGAGGCGGCGCTGCGCTTCGCTCGTCGCGTCCTGCACCTGTTGCCGTAGCGCGGCGACCTCGGCCTTGTGCTCGAACTCGCGGCGCTGCTCTTCGAGCGCGGCGCGGTGCGCGGCGGCCTGCACGTCGAGCGCGGCCTGCACGTCGTTCTTGGCTTGCGCGGAGTCGTGCGCGTCGAGCACTTGTTGTTCCTTGAGCGCAAGTTCGCGTTCGCGGTACTCAAGGTCGACGCCCTGCTGGCGCTGCTTCTCCTGGTCGAAGCTCTGGAGTTGCTGCTGCGCCTGTTCGAGCGCCGTCGTCAACTGCTGGATCTGCTGCTGCATCTGCGCCATTTGCGATTGCGAAGCGTCGTCCATCGACTGCTCAGGCCCGAGAATCTCTTCGAGGTCGAATCGCTCGTCGTACTTGCGCAGGGTCTCCTTGAGAATCTGACGCATGGCGTTCGCGAGTTGATGATTGCCGGCGACCTGCAACTCGTAAATCATCTGGATCGACTCGCGCAGGTGCGGAAGTAACTTCTCCCATCGTTCCTGCTCGAACGCGCGATTCGGTTTGCCGGTCGAGCCCGAGCGCACCTCGATTTCGACCAGCGAGAACACTTCCTCGCGCGCCATCTGCGGCCAGACCGCGCCCTCGCCAGCGATGTACTGCACCTGTGCGACGGTGAGTTCCTGCAAGAGTATCTGCGCTGCAGCGACCGCCATGTCGCGGATTACATCCTCGACTGTGTCGCGCCGGAAATCGGACCGGCTGACGAGACCGGCTTGCTGGATCTCGGCCTCGGTCGCGGTCTTCGCCTGGATGATGCCGCCGACGCTCGCGTCGCCACGGCCAGCAACCATTTCCATGTCGGAGCGTATCGGTGTCGTGTCGTACACGGCGGGGTCGATCGGAATGGCAGGCAACTCGGCCATGTCGTTTCGGATCGGGTCGCCGGGGCGACCTTCGACGACGACGATGTCGCGCGACTTGCGGTTCTTGATGTTGTTGATGTCGTCATCGGTAAGCGAGCCGCCGCCGCGCACGACGCGCACTGGCATCGAATCCTCGCGATGCTCGGCCCATTGCGTTCGCGACTTGTTGTACTCGTCCTGCAACTCGCGCCACAGAGATACGTCCGCGAGCGCGTGGCACGAGGAGTCCAGGAAATTCCAACCTATGCGGAAGAACGGATACCAGCGCTCGGGCATACGCTGCGGTGAGTACGGTTCGCGCGCCCAGTACTTCGACCCGTGCCCGAACGTAAACACGCGCCCGAGCCTGAGCGACCACACCTCGTGTACGCACACGAGTTCAGCTGGTCTTTTCTGCGCCGCGCTCTCCACGCGCTTGTTCGTCAAGTCGCGTTGGTTGTACACGCTCGGCGAGCCTTGCTTCGGCCATTCACCGTACAGGTCGATGTACCTGTCCTTGGTCATCCACACCATGTGGTCGAGCGCTTCGGCCTGCACGTAGTAGTCGAAGTCGGTGATCGTGTGGTCGAGCACGAGCACGTCCTCGGACGGGACGCGATCGAGCACGAGCCCGGCCTGCACCGCAACCTCGGCGGTTTCCATCAGGCCGTTTAGCGCTTGCTCAAGTTCAGCCTGCTTCGTCTCGTGCTGAGAAATCTGTTCGGGGTCTTCGGTGTCCGCCATCAACCGGCGCACGACCGCGATGTTGTCCTGCGTGTCGTTGATGCGCGCCTGCAGGAGCGGGTCGTACTTCGGGTCGCTCTGGAATCCGAGCTTCAACCAACCGTCGCCGCAGTTCAGAACGGAATACAGCGCTGAGCGCACGCGCTGCTTGAGTCTCGTCTCATGCACGAACGCGCGCGAGAGCACGACCTCCATGGTGCGCGCGAACTGCTTGACCACTGCATACCGCCGAGGCGACACGCTCGTGCTCGGCGACACTGAGATGTCGGGATTCTTGGCGTAAACGGATGGGATGATCGCTGCGGTGTTGGCGTAGATCAGATTCGTTCGCACGAGGCCGGGGCGGCCGTCGTCGTGCATCCTGCCGGTCGAGTAGCGTCGGTTTTTCTCTGCCTCCGCGACCCTGGCTTCGTGGTTTTTGAGCGCGTCCTCGATCTGCTCGGAAAGACGTTCGAGCAACGGCGGGCATTTTTCGTGCCCGCCGTCGATGTCTCGATAGACTGTGCGCGGTTGTGCCGCCACGCAGGCTCAGACGATCAGCGAGCCGGAGATACCGCCCGCAGTCCACGCGCTGACGTTCAGGAACATCCATCGGCGCAAGCGCACGTTGCGCATTTCGGTCGTGCCGTCGTTCGTCGGCCCTGGGGTGACGAACGAGGTATCGCTCGTGCTGTCCTCGAAGTAGGTCGAGATCGTGGACGAGTCCGCCGCTATGATTTCCGCGTCGGTCGCGCCGTCGACTGCGGATTGCCCGCCGTAGGCCGGATTGCCGAGCTTGTTGCCCTGGATCGTGAACGTGAGGTCGGCCGCGACTTGGTCAACCGCGTTGCCGATGAACGCGACCGCAGCATGCCCTGACATGAACGGCACTTGGTCGTTGATCAGTGTCACCACGGAGTTGGTGACCGTCGCCGCGCCGTTGCCGGCAGAGCCATCAAGCGAAAACGTGTTGGTGCCGGTGGACGTCAGTGACCAGATGCCGTTGCACGCGGTTTGCGTGGTGACACCGAAAATGCCGTAGCGCCGCAGACACGGCACCGGGTTCTGCGCCATGGACGGGACGCCGTGCAGCGCGCCGAGCGTAGCGACGATTGGGGTCGCATTGGTCGAACTGGAAAGGGTGATGCCACGGCCGGTCGCGCCGGCCACGGTGCCAAGGTTACGTAAGAGCATGGCGAGTTCCTCAATTCGTGGCCGAGAACAGCCCGGCAATCCGGCGCGAAATCAGCGTGCCCGCGCGCACGTCACAATATTAGTGCGCTTTTCTGCCGTAGTGGTCAACAGAAAACCCGGCATTGTTCTGCTCGTCGATCAAGTCCTGGGCCTTTCCTGACGCATCGGCGAAATGGTACCGGCGCGCTGACTCGCACGCCTCATCTATGCCTAACTGAGCCCAGGCGCGCGCATCGCGCTCGCTCGATGCACTGACGATGAACAGCCCGCCCTCGACCGACGACGGTTTGTACGCGCGGAATCCCATGATGCTAGGTAGAACCTCTTCGCCCTCGACCGCGAACACGAAAACTCCGCAGTCGATGCCCTGGAAAGGCGGCGCCTTGGCGATGAGCACAGGGCGCGCGTTGCGCGAGAACCCTAGTTGCCCCCAGGTTATCGACGGCATGGACGCGGCAGCGGCCTGCTGCGCTTGGCACCACGCCTGGATCTCGGCCTGGGTATGCGCCTCGGTCTCGCTGCGCGGGGAAATGTCCCACGGGTTCGGGTCAATCACGTCTGGCTCGGTCTGACGCTTGTCGGTGCGCGCCTTGGTTTCGTTGGTCATCGCAGTCCCTCAGTTCGATCGGTAGATGGATTTGCGGGCGTGGTTCATACCCTGCTCGTCGGTGACCTTGAGCAACCAGTCGTAAGTGCCGGGCGCCGGGCGATAGTTGCGAGGCTTGGGCTCGGCGTGCCCGCGCATCCCGTACACCAACCGGCCGAGCAGCGCGAGCGCGTCGTGGTCATCGTCGCGGCGCGCGGTCTGCCAGCGGAGCAGGCGCTCCAACAGGTCTTTCGACCAGGGCGCGTGGCGCGGCAAGTACACGCGGCGCTGCGCCGCTACCGCGCGGAACGCCTGCCCGCGCTGCGCCTTGTCGCCGGCTACCGGGAACTGCGAGCGCAGGCACTGCGCGCCCTGGCGGCGCTGCTCCGTGTCGATGACCGGGCCGAGCGAGCGGCTGATTTGCCCGTTCTCCTCGGCCCACTCAACCGGCCGGTAGCGCAGCACGAGGTCGATGAACGACTGAATCCACTCGTCGCTCGCGGCCTGCCCGGTCCAGTAGTCGACGATGTACAGGTCTTCGAACATTCGCGGCCCGACCGCTGCGCCGACGACGTGTACGGTCCAGTCGCCGCCATCGTCCGTCACGGCGTAGTCGCTCGCACCGTAGTAGCGCACGTTCGCCGGCAAATGGTCGTACCACTGGAACCACTGCCGGTTGTAGTACCCGCCCTCGTCGGGCGACGGGCGCTGCTGGTAGAGCGCGGACCAGTTGCGTGGCGTCTGGATGCGCCGCTCGTTTTCCAAGATTGCGCGCGTGTAGTAATCCGGCCAGTACGACTCGCCGATGGCGCGCCCCAGGATGTCATCCTCGCGCTCGCACAGCGCCTGAATCGAGAGCACGAACCACCACTCGCCGTCGCGCGCTCGCACCCACCCGCTCTCGCCGTTGTAGCTTTCGGGCAGGATGCGACCAGCAATGTCGTCCTCGTGCCAGCGCGTGTTGACGATGATGATGGGCGCGCCCGGCAGGAGGCGGGGACGGAAGTCGGTCAGATACCACTGCCACGAACCCTCGCGCACGACCTCAGAATCCGCGTCCTTCCGCGAGCGGAACGGGTCGTCGATGATGCCGAGGTGCGAACGCCTGCCGGCGATGCCGACCTGGACGCCGGCTGCCCGGTAGCGGCTATCGATGCGCGATGTCGGGCTCAGTACGGTCCACGAGCGCACGTTCGATTCGCTCGGGTCGACGTGCTGGCCGAACAGTTCGACGTGGCGCGCGGAGCGCACCTGACTGCGGGTGCGGCGCGAGAAATCGTCGGCCAAGCTCTGTGTGTGACTACACGCCAGGAGTTGCAGGCCCTGGATCTTCGCGAGTGCCCAGGAGGGTGCGTAGACGCTGGAGTACGTCGACTTCGCGGCTCCCGGCGGGGCCAGTATCATCACCCGCTTCAAATAACCTTCGATCGCCATCTGCAGACTCGCGCACATGAGGCGGTGGTGCCGGGCTGGACGGTAGTCGCCGCAGAACAGTGCGTAACTCGCCAAGTCCCGTCGCGCCTTGTCCCTCACCCGCCGCAGGCTCGCCGCCCTCGTTGCCGTCGTCATAGTCGATAATCTCAGCGTCTGTCAGGTCTGTTGAGTCTAGTATCCGCTTCGGCCGAATCGCAGTCGAATCGCCGAGCACGATGCGCGATAGCACCTTGAGCGCGTCGAGCGCGAGCGTCGCGTTGTCGCTCTTAAGCGCCGCGTAGTACTGCCTCGTGCCCTCGGTCACCAACCATTCGTAGTTGACCATCTGCTCGCGGTGCGCCGGCATGCGCAGTTCGAGCACGAGCGCCATGACGCGCGAGTCGGACTCGAGTTGCTTGCCGACCACGTAGCGCCGTTCCTGGCTCCACGACGAGCAAGACGGGTACGCCCGCTTGAGCGCGCGCTTGGTGTCGCCGGTCGCCGCCCACGAGAGCGCGAACAGCAGCGCCCGGCCGTCCAGGCCATCTACCGCGGCGAGCGCTGGCCCGCGCGACTTGGCCCGGTTCACACTGCCCACCCGTAACTTCGAGCGGTAGCGATCAGGTCGTCGAGAATGTCCGACGCCTTGACGCGCCTGTCGTACACGCCCACCTCGGAGCCGCGCAGTTCCGTCGCCCATGACTGATAGCCGTCTTGCCCTGACACCGCGCGCCACGCGAACTCGCCGGCCTCGGATAACCAGACCGCAACCTGATAGCAACCTGCGCGGTGCGCCACGCGGCGCTCGATAGCGGCGGCCTGCTCGGCGAATTCAGTCATCAGAACGGTAGCCGTAAGCGCCTGCTCTTCGCAGGAGGGCGTCGTCGTCGAGGGCGGCGAGTTCTTCGAGTTCGTCGTCGGGCGGCAGGCTTGCGCCGATAGCGGCAAGTACGTCCGATGAGTGTGCGGTGGCGTCTTCGTTTCCCGCGTCTTCGTCTTCCTCCTCATCGTCTTCCTCCGCTGCTGCTGGTGCGCGCTCTTGGAACAGGTCGCCGTTCACTGGCGGCGCGTCGTCATCGTCCTCGTCATCGGCCTCTTCCTCGGCCTCGCTGGATTCTTCGCGCAGCATAGCTTGCGGTGCTGAGCCGCCAGCGTGCGCGCGCACCCAGTGCTTCGCCTCTTTCCGCATGTAGGATAGGTCATCCGGCGGCTTGAACAACCAGTCGACCAGCATCGAATCGCCCGACTCAAGGCAATACCAGCACGCGAAATAGAGCGGGCTGATGTCTGCGTCGTACAGTGTTTCGACGACGCGCGCGATGCGTTTATTGCGCCTAATCCAAGCGTCCGTATGCGCCCTGTCCGCAGCGTCGAGGAGCGAGCGCGCCTTCGACATCACGCGGCGCATTTCCTCGTTCTCGCGTCTACTCCGCATTGCCGCCACCCCGCAACTGGAACAGTTGATCGATGCGATCGATTGCGTTGACTCCGTTGTCGCTCGCGCCTCTGATTGCGTCCGCCACGGCCATGAGTCCGTCGCCGAGATACATCACTGCCTCCGTAAGGCTGGACACGCTCCTGCCGTTATCCGTCGTTGCGGGTAGAACATCAGTCGGCGTGATCGAGTTCGCGACTTTGTGCAGTTCGCGCACAATCGCTTCAAATTGGTAGGCATTCATGTGTTTCCTCCTTCTCGCATGTGAAAGCCGCATGTGCGGCGATAGCCGGCCGGGCTCGGCCAGCCGCAGGTCGCGATGCTCATGGTCAACTGGCCTTCTTCCTCCGTCGTCGTTTGCCGCTCGCCGCCGGCCTTTCAACGACCTTGACGACGAGCCCGTGAACAGCCTCGGCCAGCCGGCGCCGCACTCTGCTCGCGTCGTCCTGGTAGCGCGCATTCCCCTTCACGTCCTCGACGATGTGCGCCTTGGTGTGGGTGTCGAAGTAGTCGAAGTCGCTGATGTAGGTCGCAACGTGTACGCCGTTCACCGCGCACGGCCAGCGAGTGTGGACGCGCAACGCTCTGATGTCTCCGGCCCGCTCAAGCGTGCGCAGTTCGAGGTAGCGGCGTGACTCGCCGAGCGAATCGAACGTGATGCCCTCGACCACAACCTTGCGGGCTGCGCGAAACCCCGCGAGCTTGCCGTGGAGCCTCACGATTCGGGCCGCAACACGCGCAAATGCACAGCGTAGGTCTTGCCGAACAAGTCAGCTTCTCCGATGTCGCGCGTCACGCTCAACTCATACGGGCAATTCGTTTCGCGGCACAGAAAGAGCCCGCCGAACTCTCGCGCGGCGAGCGCACTGCCGACGCTGACTTTGCCGCAGTCGCCGAAGCAGTGCGCGCTAATCGGCGCGCTTTGCTCCGGTGCGAACGGCGAAACACCCCAGCACTCGTCCGTCTCTGACGTAGTCACGGCCGAACCTCTGCCAGCAGTTCCCGCGCCCCGGCCTCGTAGCCATCGCACCACGCGAAGCGAAACCCGCGAGCGCGTTCGCGCAGATACGGGTCGGCGGTCATGTTTTCCTCCACTCGTTTGTAATACGTGACCGTATGGTTGGTTTTTTTTGACATGCGTTCCAACACGTCACGCACGAGCGGGTGGTCGCGTTCGTTCGGTGGCGTGGTCATAGTTCCTCCTGCAGCTCAAATGCCTTCCAGGCCTCGTCGATCAACTGCTCGTGGATGGCTTGCTTGGCCTCCCACAATAATTTTTTCTGTGTTGGATGCGTGTCTACTCTTGGTCGTGTCTTGCAGCTCCAGTTACCACCACCGGCTTCGCCGAGTAATTTCCAACCTGCACCACGCAAACTGGCGCCACCTTCTTCTGGGAGTGTATATGTGACGAGTCGGCGATATCCCATGGCGCGCACGGCTTTCCACGCAGTTGAATAGAGCATACTGCAAGCATTTTTTGCGCCATCCGTGCAGCACCGATTCACTTCCAAGGTCCATCCATTATCAAAGTGGCGCGCAATGGGCCTGCCAACAATAGCAACGCCACGAACTTTTCCGGTCTGGTCACTCACGGCAACGGCAAACTTGGCGCCTGGCACTGGTTTATGGTGCCGGTGATGCTCTGCCACAAATGCGTTAGCCTCAGACAGATGTAGCGGCGTGATGGACAGTTCGATCTTCATCCAACCCAATTCCAAACCGGGCTCGCATGGCCGTGATTGCTGACGTAGGTAGATCGCCTGTATTCGCCAGTTTTGCGCCAGATTTTCCCAGCGAAGATCGTTCCCCACGCGCCCGGGCTTTTCGGATACATGCCAGCATCGAGCGCGGCGCGTCGAACGTCGTCGATGTGAACCTCGCCGTACTTGCGAGCAAACGCGATGGCGAACTGCCTCGCCCAAGCAACGAATTCTTGATTCGATGCTTCGACCCGCTCGATGCCGCGGTCGCGCGCGTCTATGCCGGCGTCGAAGTTAAATGACGACAAGCCTTGCGCCGCCAGCGACACTACGGCCAGCGCGGAGGACGCCACCAGTGCCACAGGCTGCTGCCCGTAGGCTTGATATTCACGCACCGCCGCGCCCACTGCACCGGGCAGCGCGTCCAGAGGATAGGGTTCAGACTGGGCGGCTTCGCGGTCGAGGGATTGTGGCTCTGCCCAATCTGTCGCAGATGTCGCAAGTGTCGCTGTCGCATCGCTGCCGGACTCAACTGGTGCTGCCTGCGCGATGCACGCGCGCACAGCCTCCGGCCCCTTGTTCCGATGCAGGTCGTTGAAGTCGGTTGCGCCATCCGGCCGATTCGCACCGAAGTTTGGTACGGCGAGCAATCCGCCCACCGCCTGTGCTGCCTCTCGCGCCTTGCTCAGCCCCGGATTGCTCGGCGTGTTCGCGTCATCGTCGGCGCAGACAATCAGGCGCACCTCTGGGTACTTTGCGCGCAGCGCTCGCGCAACCGGCAGCAGATTCCCGGCGGTGAACGCAACGGCCACCGCGCAGCCCATCACTTCATGGATGCTCGCGCCGGTGGCGAACCCCTCGGCGACACACAGTGCGCCGTCCGGCTTGCCGATAGGGAAGTAACAACCGCTCACGCGGCCGCCAAACAAGAACCGCTTGTCTCCATCGGCATCGATGAATTGCAGGCTGTGCAACTCCGCCCCGTCGCGCATGGGAACCACGAGCGCCCCGTCTTGCAGTCGCAGGCCGTGCGCCTTCACGCTCTTGCTGACCAGATAGGGGTGATCGTCCGCCGCCGGCGCCGCCGCCTGCCAGATCGCCGCCGCCTTCGCAGCGGTTTCGTCCTGCCCCGCGCTGCGTTCGGCCTCGGCTTGCGCTTGGGCTTCCGCCACATGGCGCTTGAAGGCTTCGCGCTCCACGGTGGAAAACGGTTTCTCGCGCTTCGCCTGCCAGTTTTCGGAGAACCCTGAAGCCCAGTCGCCGAAGCTACCGCCCAAGCCGCCGTCGAACAGCTTGCACCAGCCCGCCGTATTGCCGGTGCGTTTACCGACTCCGGGGAAACGGTGCAGCTTGCCCGGTTCAATCACGTGCGGCGGTTCCAGGCCGGCGTTGCGGATCGCCGTGCGAAATTGCTCGATGGCATCACGAATGGCAATCACGCAACGTCCCGCCTCGCGGCTCCCGACGCTCCGCTCCTCCGGCTACGGCCGAATTTCGCATCCCGCCCAATGAATGGCCTGCCAACTGAACAAACCATCGCGGGAAACGCCACATCTCTCACAATCGCTGGGGGGGTCGGATCTCTGCCTTCGCCCTCGCTCACGCCAATGCCTTGGCTTCCATGCGCATGCGCCATGCCGCGGCGGATTCGCGGCTGATTAACACCTTCTTCCCTATCCGAATCTCTCTGGGGCGATCCTCGGGTGCGAGCTTGTAGTACAGCGACACGGACAATCGATGCTGTCGGCAAAACTCCGGTATCGGGTCTGCAGCAACATCAGGGGTGATGGATCCAAGCGCCTTCAGTCGTCGAGATGCAGCTTGCATTTCTACGCTCCTTTTCCCCTCTCGATACGAGGCGATACTGGAGCATAGGCGGATACATGCGTTCACCGAAAGTGGAATGAAATGGCGCTTTAATTCCGTTTCTCTCCTCTTCGTTTGGCATCGCGACTGGTTCATAGCGTTTCGCTCACCTTGCCGAGCGCATCGTCAGCGATGGTCGGCGCCGCACGCGCTGCGGACGCGCCGGCCTTGCGGTCGCCCGCGAGCTTTTCCAGGGCCGCCTCGTGCGCCTGCAGCGCTGCGCTCCTGGCCTCGGCGCCCACCCGCAGTTGCTCCTTGTCGATGCGCAGCACCCGGTCGACCATGTCGTACAGGGTCTGGCGCGCCCTGAAATCCAGCAAAAGCTCGCGGTGCTCGATGTACCAAGCCACCATCAGCGCCAATACACGCATGCCGGCGTCGTCATCCAGACCCTGCCGCATCATGTAAGTCATTATTCCTCTTGCCATTTCTTGCTCGCGGCCGTCCGGTGGCCTCCTCATATACTGGTCGATGTAATGCTCCATCGTTACTCTCCGTTACTCTGCGTTACGCCGTTACTGCCTCGATACCCCTGTTTCGCTCAGAACTCCTCGTAATCGGTAACACGGTCACAAGCCGCGCCGTTGCTGGGTTTTCCCGTTACCGATGCGCGCGCGGGGTAGCGTGGCTTGCGTTGCCTCGCGTCCGCCTCATTCCGCTGCGCCAGGTCGTCCCGCTCGCGCCATGCTTCGCGCTCGGCCGCCGTCTTGTTCCAGTAGTAGTGCAGCCCACAGTAGCCCACGCCCGCGCCGTCTGAGTGCGTCCAGCGGCGCCCGCAGTCCTGGGACAGACACAGGTTTTTGTCGCGCCTCGGCTTTTTCGCCTTGCCGCGCGCCGGCTTATCGAGCCCGTCGAAATCACTCACGGTGGTATCTC